GGAATATGAATAAATTCTCTATTCTCTTCTTTTTTAGCTTCTTCACGTATAGATTGAGCTAATAATCTAAGATCTTCAATCTTTAGTGATCTTCTAGCTTTCTCCATACTACTCACCATTTACCTTATCTATTATTTCATTTATTTTATCTTGATAAGCATCTAAAGTTTTAGATATATCAGTAACACAATTTATAATATATTCATATCTATCTAATTTTTCTATCTTCTTATCTTCTTTTGGTGTATCTTCTATGATTTCTACTTCATCATTTAGATTACCTTCATTATAAACAGCAAATAAGAATAAATTATCATCAATTTCAGGGTTTTCATAATATGCTTGTTCTTCATTACATACATTATAATAGAGATGCCCTTTATAAATAATTTTTTTAGGTACTTCTTCGCCATTTGCTATTTTATTTAATAAATCTATTACTTTCATTTATTCCACCCCAATTCCTCTATTTGTTTATTTATTGCTTGTAGTTCTTCTAATGTTAAAAAACACATATCGTGATTTATATTAACACTATCTTTCCACTCATTACTATTGTTTTCATATATTGCTTCCATTACACTTATTTCTTTTTCAAACTTACAAATAGTTATCTTTTTGTATTTATAATGATTATCTTTTTTGTATTTTTCCTTTATAAAAACACTATAACCATCATCTTCATAATATTTGTATCCTAACTTTTTAAACATTTCTTTTGCTTTCATTTATTTACCTTCTTTCAATTCTTGTAGTTTAGTTAAAATATAATCAGCTTCCCAAGAATTACCCCTTAAAAATTCACTATCAATATTATGTGTTTCGATATCTATATTTCCATTATAATCATTTTTTTCATATTCCAATATTTTTTCTAATTCATTTATTATATTATTTAATCTATTTATTTCTTTATCTTTAGCATCTAACATATCATATATATCAAAATTATCATTGATAAATGTAAATAAATATCTCCGCTTTTTAAAATCGTATTCTGTATATGTTGTTCCATAAGTTTCGTTATTTAATACGCTTCTAAACTTATCAGGCATATCTCTTTTTACTTCACTATTAACCCCTACTATTCGATATAATATTTCTTCTTTCATTTATTCTTTACTTCCTTAAAATAAAGTATTAAATATACTTTTTAATGTATATTTCCATTTACCATTTTTTAATTCTTTACCATTGATATATATTTTTCCATTTATTTGACATACATAATTTTTAAAAAATAAACTTTTTGGTGGTTCTACTTTTTTACCATTAATCCATAGTTCATTATCTTTTTGTACTACACTTTGATAATTCATATCTATTCACCATTTACCTTTCTTTTAACTAATTCAAAATATAATTCTTGTATCTTTTTATCTACTAATTCTTTGTTATAATCGCATTGATAAAAGCAGTCTAAAATATCTACACCATTCTCAATATATTCTTCTTTATAGAAATCAGGTCTTTGTTCTAAAAACTTAATAGTATTTAAAATATGACTAGTTTCCATATCACTTATTTTTATAATTTTATGGTCTTTTGTTTCCCAATAATCTTCTTTATACGGATAACCTCTACTTACTATTTCCATTTATTTTCCTCATTTCTATAATAATTGTATTTGTAACTTTCTAATAAACATATGATCATGTCTATTTTATATTCTCTAGAACTTTGTTTATCGTCTAATAATTGTTTAATTCTAAATTTTAAATGTTTCCAATTTAAATTTTCTTCATAATATGTTTTCTCTGAACGAGGATTGATATTAAAATTATAGATCATAATTATCCTCCTCTTTCTTAACAAATTTCTCATCATAGAATTGATGTGTATCTATAAAATCTTTATATTTATCACATTGTTCTTTAAGTAATTTGTTTTCATATTCTTTATCTAATATTTTACAATAAGAGAAAAAAGAACAAAGAATGAAACCAGCAATGTCTCCAATTATAAATGCTATGATCATTTTTATTTCCCCTTTCTCTTTTTCTTTTTAGATATAGCTATTGCTATTCCCTGTTTTTCTGCGTCACTTTTTTTATAGATTTTACCAGTAGTTCCCCATTGATAACCTCCTTTGACTTTTCTAACAGGCACTTATATCACTTCCTTTTCTCTAATTTTTTATAACCATAGATAGTTTGTTCTTCATGTTTTAATTCTAGTAGTCTTTTCTTTTTATCTTTGAGTAAAGTTATGATCTCATATCTTTCTCTTTTAATTTCTTTAAGTCTTCGTTCTTCTGGTGTCATAATAACCTCTTTCTAATACCAATGATGAGTTTCCCAAAATTCCCATACTTTCTTTGGAGTACCATATCTATTTTTGATATAGTTAATTCCCCAGTCAACTTGTGATTTATAATTAGTCATATAATCAGGATAAGCTTTAATTGCTTTACTACAAGGATAAGCTTGAAATAAACCACATGCTCCTGATTTTTTATTTACTGAATTTATATTGAAACCACTTTCTTTAATTATAATATTACAAATAGCATTGTAATCACTAGTTAACCATCCTTCTTCTTTAACTCTTTGATAAAGATAGTTTGTGATTTCATTTTCAGTAACTTTAATAGTTGTTGTGATCTTTTTAGTTGTTTTCTTCTTAGTTGTAATTTTAGTAGTTGTAGTACTACTTTTTGATGTAGATGTTGTAGTACTAATTGGAATAGTAATTTGTTCTTCTATTACTTGTTCTTTTTTATTTAAATGAATAAATATAATAAGAGCAATAGATAATATTAAAGCAGTAATAGAAATTACTAAAAATTTTGTATTCATATTACTTCTTTTCTTTCTTTTCCTTTTTTTCTAATTTTTCTGAAGCTTGAATTGCAAGTGCTCCAATGATTAGTCCAATTATAAATGAGACTATATTTTCAATTACATTTACTACCATTATTTCGTTTCTCCTTTCTTTTTATATATTAATAAAACTAATAATGTAGATATAATTAAACTTGAAATTAATATTATTGAGAATACTTTAATGAATTCTAATATATTCATTATTTGTCACTTCCTAACTTTTCTTTTAAGATCTTCTCATATTTTTCTGGTTCTATAACTTTAAGAACATTCATTAAGACATCTGTATTATATAATTTTAATTCAGTATCATCGTAATTTAATTCTACTTTAGAAAATATTAAATCTAATAATAATTTATATTTAAGAAATTCCTCTGAAAATTGTTTTTCCATTTAAAGTTCCTCCCTTCCATGTTTATATAAAATTATGCAATTTATTATCACTATTGCTAACGGTATAATTAAATATGAAGTTGGACATTCTAGGTTATCAACCATTCCACCCATTGCAACTCCTGCTAATAAAGTAATAATTATTAAAGTATTTTGTAACCATTTTTTTAAATATAATCTTTTTTTCATAATCACTAGATCCTCTTTTCTTATCTTTCTATATATTTTTTTAATTGTTCGATGTAGAAATCACTTTCTTTAATTTTAATATAGTTATATTCTTTTAAATGTGATAATAGATTTCTAATTTCGTAATTTTCCATTGAGTCATATTCTACTGAAGCTAAATATTCAACTTGTTTTTCTAATGAATGTAGATAATTTAAAGCTGTTCCTGCTTCATATCTTGTGTCTAATTTATAGATCACTTCTGAAGCTTTGAATTCTTTAATAATTTTATTTGCTAATTCTATTTCTTTAATAGCTTGTTCTTTTAATGGTGTTGTATCTGGTTTAACTTCTAATTCTTTATTAACTTTTTCTTCTACTTCTGCTAAACCTTTGATTATAGTTTCACAATTTTCTATGAATTTATCTGGATCAATTTCTCTGCATCCATTAAATTCATCTGCTAATTTAAATAATTCTTGAGGTATATCACTATGTTGTAGATGTCTATCATAATAATTAATATGAATATCTAAATAGTAATAATTTTCGTTTCTTTCTTTTAGATAAGTGATCTTTAATCCATTGTAGGAATAACCTTTAAATTTATTTCCATCATCTCTGAAATCTTGATCCTCTTCTCTAATAACTCCTCTTTTTAATAATTCTTTCATTGTAAATTCTTGTTTCATTTTTATCTCCTCTTTCTTATAATTAATAATGTTTTGTTTTATTAATTATATATACATTATAAGATAAAAATATCAGTTTGTAAACAGTTTTTCTCAAGATTTTTGAAAAAAACTAGACTTTACATTTTTCTTTTATAAAGTCTAGTGTTGATCCTTTTTCCATTGTCATATTTTGTAGTAGCTTTTACTTCATAATAATCATCTAATGTCTTATTAAATTGTTTAGCAAAATTATTGGTATTCTTTTGAGGTTTTCCTTTTTCTACGCACCATAAGCAATATGTAGAATATACTTCTTTAAATGTAAGACCTTCTATCTCTACATGTGATAGATCATAATTAATTATGTTTTCATAACCATCTTTTTCAATATATTCTTCGTCTAAATAATTATCTAATATAAATTCTAGACAACTATTGATACTTAATTGATATTGCATTAATAATAAACCAGATTTTTGAGAAGATGTTAGTGATCCTCTTTCATAAGCTATTCTCCATGCTTCTAATGATTTAGTGATTAACCATGAAATTCCTTCTTCGTCTTCTAATAATTCCCATAGAAGATTGATATTAGGTTTTTCAACTTTATTATCAAAATCAATAAATTGTAATCTTCTAATAATTCCATGAGATGTATCATTAAAGTAAGGCATTTCATTTGACGCTATAATTTGAGTACTCATACTTGTTGCTGTATATGGATTTGCATATTTCTTTGATACATTATAACTTCCTCCTCCAACTATAGTTTTGAAAGTATCTGTATCTTCTAATCTATTCTTTCCAAGATCGTCTACTATATTACAAAGTCCATCAAATACTTCTGCAAGACTAAATACATTTGAGAAATCTTTAAGTGAAACTGTTGAGCACCACATTCCCATTATATTTCTAATTAATGAAAGAAGAACTGATTTTCCATTTCCTCCTGATCCAAGTAATACAAATGCTTTTTGAAATAACACATTCGGTACTAATGCACAACCTATCATTTCAAATAATTGTGATCTAACTAATGGATCATTGCTAGCACAGAAATCAATAAATTCTTTTACTTTTCCATTTTTATCTTCGTATTGTTTAACATGTTCTTGATCTAAATAATCATAGTCATATTTGATAACACATAAGATGTTTCTATCTACTTCACAAGTTTCTCCTGTGAAGATATTATATAACTTATTATTAAGAATAATATAATATCTATTGAATTGTTTCTTTTCTGCTTTCAATTCTATTTGTGTCATAAGCTCCCTTCTTTGAGATGCTAATGTATCATAATTACTAAGATCACTTAGTATGTATTTTTCTAATAAAGCATCGTTAATAGTATATCTATCTTCTATTTCATCATAGAATATAAGTCTATTATTATTACTTACTATATTATATCTTTCTATAAACATATCTGATGTTTCATAATATTTCAATTTGTTTTTGTTATTATTAATTTGAATATTGTCATAACATCTATCGTCATAGAATTTAATCTCTTGTACTTTATCAAATTTATCATATAACACATGTTTCATTACAACATCTTGGTATAATGAAATTACTTCTGCTTTAGAGAAACCATTTTTCATTAATGTGATTATGTAATTGAATAAAGTAGTATCTCTACCTTCTCCTTCTTTCAATCTTAAGAATTCTGCTTTATTAGATCCATAGCACCACTTTGGTAGTAATTCAACTTCTTCTAAAGAATTACAATTTAACAAAGTTTGTTTTCTTAATTTACCTTTTAATTTTATAACTTCATATTTAATTCTTTTCTCGTTGATCCCGTTTCCTTTACTATCACAAATAAGTCCGCACCATATATTTTGATGAGTCCAGTCTTTGTATTTTTCTAAATTGGTTTTGAATATGAAATGTCTTCCTCTTGTTGTTTCTAACATCACTGTTTTTAATTTCAAATCATTTACTATTTCTAGAAAGACATCTCCATAAGATCCGTCGTCAAAGTCTAAGAAACAATAACCACTTTCCATTAGATAACCAATATTGTCTTCTGTAGAATTGATTTCTGAAAATAATACAGGTTCTATTGTTTTTTGTTTAGGAGCTTTTGTTTCTTGTAAAGGAATACATAATTTGTTTTCAAATATATTTTCCATAGACTTACTCCATTATATCTTCAAATGAGAATTTTTTATTTCTTGATTTTATAGAATTACAAATTTTATCTAATGAATTGATAGTAGTATTTCTAGTACCTCTTAAGATCATAGATAACATAGCTCTAGAAATACCTGTTTCTTTATTTAGATCACTATAAGAAATAACCATTTCATATATTAAATTTCTTATCTTTTCTAATTTTATTTCTGATAAGTTGTTTAATTTTCTTATGTAGTTATATTCTTTTAATGTTAATGATTTCCATTTTCTTCTTTTTATTTTTGATTTAATATAAACTAATTTAGTATCTTCTTCATTATAAATTTGTTCTAATAAATTTAAAACATAATTTTCTTCTAACACTATTTATGTCTCCTTTCATATCTATATTTTGCATTTCTGTATCTTGTATAATAGTAGTCATCTAAAGTATCTTGTGATGGACCGAATAACCATTTTAGAAATCTAATTCCAAGTATGAGTAAAGCTATAGCACCAATGTCATCATTTGCATATATTATTAATAAGATCAATATAATATTTATTATCATTATTTTTTATCAGTAGATCCAAAGCCATTAGCTCCTCTTTCTTCTCCAAGTTCTTCATCTGTAAAATCAACTAAGATAATCGGAGTTACAACTAATTGAGCTATTTTATCTTCTGCTTTGAATTCTTTTTCATAATCTGTAGTATTAGTTACTATAGCATGAATTTCTCCAGTATAGCCACTATCAATAGGAGGTATTTGTGATATAATTCCTTTTGATGCTAAACCTGATCTAGGATAGACATTACATTGAAATCCATCCGGTAAACAAATTCCAAAACCTAATGGAACTTTAGCTGTTGTGTGAGCTGGAATAATTAAATCGTCTAATAAGAATACATCTGCTCCAGCATCATTGTAATGTGATCTTTGAGGAAGTTTCACATTATCTTTAAATTTTATTACTTTTACTTTCATATTTTAAAATACTCCTTCTAAATCTTTTTTATAAATATGTAATGAGAATATTGTATGAGTAAATGAACCCACTGGATAACCAGTTAATTCTGATACATATTCTAATAATTTAATCGCTAAATATACATCGTTTGCAAAGTGTGTTGAGAAATCACAACTTCTCATAACATAATGCATATTTAATTTTCCTTCTCTAACTTGGAAGCAATAACCAAGTGAACAAGGTACTCTAGAAATTCCTCCTAGTAAATCGACATCTCTGTTAGGATCCCATAGAGAAATCCATAATTGTCTACTGTCAGGATCTTGTTTTAATCTTTCTACTACTTTTTCAAATTGATTGTTATTCCATAGTAATTCATTGTATGTATAACCTAATTTGCCATCGTGTAAAAATTCATTCCAGACATCTTCTCTTAATTTATAAGCTTCCCCTGGATTGATGAATTTTCCATTTACTGGTTTAGTAATTCTTTCTTTGAATTCAGCATCTGCCCAAGGTTGAGAAACATTAGGTATATCACTAGATTTAGCATTAAGAATAGTATAACAATAGTTTTGTAATTCTGTTGTTTCATATTCAGGATTTCCCTCAATATTTTTATCTTGCATAGTTTTTGGTCTAACCCAAATTCCCATTTCTGCTAGATCTCTTTTGATTTCTTCAAATGTTTCATTTGCATTTGTATATAGTCTCATATAATATTTAACCTCCTTTATTTATATGATTAATATAATTATAAGACTTGTGATCTTATTTGTAAACAGTTTTTCATTGAATTATTTTGAAATTACTAAGATCTACTTTTTCTGATTTAGTAAGACCTCTTAATTTCTTTTCAATTCTATTTTTTGATTTATATGAACTGAAATTATTATTAACATCTTTCATTTTCAAATATTCATTTCTCATTTTTTTAAATATTTCAATTTCAGTATTTTCTAATAATTCCATATTAATTTGTGTACTTAAATATCTAAGATTAACATAACTCTTAGGTAGTATCAAATAAAATTCTTTTAGATCACAACAAGAAGGTAATTCATTTATAATTTTATTAAATAGAATTAGATCTGCTGCAAATCTTCTATTTATTTCAGTTGTTCTATAATTAATAAAACATCTTGTCCATTTATTTTTTCTAGTTTCACGAGTTAAAACTATATTAAGTAAGCAAGGTCCATTGTCTGTAGTAGTACCTTGTTTTGGTTTATTCATTTTAAAATAATAAGTTAATGATGTTCCAGAACTATTCTTTAATTTTTCATGAAATTTTATAAGTTGATCAATATCTATGTATTTATTTACTAGATATTTCATTTTAACTAATGAATAATCAAAATCTCCTAAATTCAAATCTAGATCACATGAATTAGTTTTCAATATCATCGGTTTTAAATAAAGATTAGTACCTGTATTTTTTTCATGAAATTCCCAAGGTCTATTTATTATTAAATTTAAAATCTCATGGAATAGTTCTGAAAAATCACTAAAAGAATATGAATTAATAATTACTCCTTTGTCTGAATTTATTAACTTGAGATTTTCTGAAATAAACATCTATTATATCTTCTGATGTAAAACCTTGAGAAATAAGAATTGAGATATATAATTTCCATACTATTCTTAAGTGATAATAGAAATTCTCTTTATTTGTTTTCATCATTGTTTGTTTCCAAGGTTTATTCTTTAAGCAATTACACATCATTCCTAAATGTTGAATAAATAATGAAATTAATTCATTTAAAGAAAGATATTCAGCTTCTCTTATAAAATTATTTAAAGTCCAAGTTTCTGTGTCTATACCTGTTAAAATAGTCATCTCTGTTAAGAAATGAAGTCCATCTATAAGTTCTTCATGGAAGTGAAGTAAACCTTCTTCTCCTTTTTCATTTCTAAGAGCATCTAATGCTTCACCTATTTCTTCTGTTATTCTCCATGAGAAATCTTTAATTCTAGCTTGTCCTCGTTTATCGTCTAAATTAACTGGACAATCTTCTGTTTGCATTAACCCTGATCTGAATTCTATATCATGATATTTTTCCATTAATTCTTTTTGTCTATCAAATATAGCATGTAAGAATTCTTTATCAGTAGTTTCTTTTTCTGCATGTATAATATTCATAATTAACCTCTTTTCTTTATTTCATTCTTAAGTCTCATTAGAGCTCTTTTATTTGTCCAATTATAAGTAAGAATGTCAAATTGATAATTAAGTTTTAATTCTAATATTAATTTGTCCCATGCTCTAACTAATTTTTCTCTTTCTTCAATAACACCTTCCATTTGTTCTCTGTCACCGAAGTTGAAAATAGTTTCGTCACTCGGTCTACAATATATAATAATAGGATTATATTCTCTGATCTCTTCAATATCTGATCTATCAAATTTTGAAACTCCTCTAAGAATAGGACCATATACTAATTCCTCAAATATTGAAAATCTTTCTAATACTACTAAATCTTCAATGTTTAATTTTCTTAGCATTTCTTCTTTCATTTCTTCTTTAGTATAACCTGGACCAAGAGATTTAATATGATCACAATTAAATTCATTTGATAATTGTTCTACTAAAGTAGTTTTTCCAGTATTGTCCATCCCTAGAACTATAATTTTTCTTTTCATTATTTTCCTCCTTCATAATCATTAATTCTTTTATAAGCTACATCTATATACCATTGTTTGTCAATATCTTCTATTTTAGCAATAGCTTTATTATCTACTAAACAATGTTCTGGTAGATTAGCTATACTATCTTTTCTTTGTGATCCATCTTCATTTATTTTTAATTTGTATAAATGTCCATTAGAAGTATCTTTACTAGCATATACTCTGTTAACTTTATTTACTAATATATCACCATTTGAAGTAGGCCAGTATGTACCAGAATAAGATCCTCCTGCTTTACAAATTAATTGAAATGCAAATACATCATCACAATTATTGATAGTTTCTTCTGGTTTAATTCCTTTAATGAAATAATCTACTACAGCATCATCTAATATTCTTCCTGAGTTTCTAAAACCTTTATTCTTTTCTCTAGCTCTATGATATTGTGAAACATAAGCTCCTTTAGATTTAACTTTTCCATCACAACCAAGTATGATGTAATTATTAACATCTTTTTGCCATACACCAGAATACTCATCTATTTCAAAATTAATTCTAATTCTTTCTTCTACTTTTTTGATTTCTTCTTTAATCTTTTCCTCATCATAAGGAATTATTAAAATACCATCTGTATTAGATTGAACTAATTTCGAATATGGTGATATTTTTTCAATTAAATCTGTTAAGAATAATTGACCAGTAATACAAACTTGATTAGCCATTTTAGCATCATATAAATTATTCCAAGGAGCTTTCATAGCACCATAACAAGAATTAATCAATAACTTTAAAGCATCTGCTATATCTTTATTACCTTCATGTTTAGCTTTAATTCTCATATCAACAATTTCTTTAAATTTATTTTTGTCTTTTAAATTTCTAGACATATAATTATGTTGGATCATTAAAGTAGGATAGTATGAAGTAGCATCTATTTGCCAAAGCTTTCCTCTATATCTAAAATTAGGTAGTGCTCCATGAAGTCCTCCCCATGCATATATGTGATCTACTCCTTCTACATTAACATTCATTTTTTGAGTATAATCTAAATCATGTCCTACATATAAATCTAATATCTTTTTATACTTTGGATCATTTAAGATTAATTCTTCAGGTAGATCATATTGTAATTCATCATCATGTTCTACTTTATGAGCTTCTAATACCATTGAAACTAGATCTGCATTTGTTTTATTCAAAATACTTCTTGGTAGATTAAATAGTTTAGCTATTTGTAATTTTGATTTTAAATAAGGAGCTCTTATTCTATTTAGAAATTCAGCAGTAGAATTAACATCGTGAGTACAATAGAAAATAGTTTCATCTATTTCTTCTTTGGTCAAAGGTCTATCTATCTCAAAGTCAACATTTGACTCTTCGATAGACATTTCCATATAACCTTCTGCTTCTTTAAGTGAAACTCCTCTGATGTCTTGCATTAAATCAAAACTATTAATATTCAAAGATTTAATTCCAAATGCTTTTCTAATCACATATTGAGATTTATCACTAATAATAGCTTTACTTACTAAATAAGGATCTACATCACTTATTATAGCTTCCATTATTAAATCATCATAATGTTTATTGTTATAACCAATGAACATGTCATTTTTATGATTTTCAAAGAATTCTTTTAATTTCTTCTTATCATTGATTATTGTTGTAAATTCATTTTTTATCAAATCTTTTATAACTACCAACCAGTCGTATTTGAATACTTCAAAGTCGTAGCATAACATATTAGATAATTTCTACACTAGTGTTAGTGAAGCCAGTATCAGTAGTTTTTAATGTTAATTTAACATCTATATTTTTTAATTTTGCAATCTTATCAAAACTATCTTGAATTGAAGTAGCTTTAATATTATACTTCTTAATTTCATTTCCATATCTTGTAAGATTTCTTTTTAGATTTGTTTCATCTGATCCAGATAACATCATGAATTTATTATGAACTTTGTCTTTGTAATCACCATCAGTAACTTTAAATTGGAATTGAACCATAGGTTTATCATTTTTTGACATTTTATATTCAGCTGAAACTAATGTAGCTAAATATTCACCGTCTGGTAGATTTTCATAACCTATTTCTTCATCCTTTACTTCCATAAAAATATCATTTAATTCTTCTAACATATATTATTAACCTTCTTTCTTAATTAAATTATCTTGGAATGCTTTCCATGAATTTTCTATTTTAGTTTCTTTTAGTTTAATTCTAGTTCCACTTAATTCATTAGAACTATTTCCAAATGAGATGTAGTATTTTTTAACTATCTCATTATTAACACTTGTTTCACTAAGAACTGCTCTACAAACTATAGTCATAAGACCAGTCATTTTGTCGTGTAGCTTTTGATTTAAAGCAGGTCTATAACAAGTTGTTTCTTTTCCTATTGCAGATTTGATTGTATATTCATCTTCATGTGATATGAAAACTGTATTATCTGCAAGTCTTGAAAGTTTAGATAATGTGTACCATTCAGCACTTTCTACTAATTGCCATCCTTTTCCCCAAGATCCGTCACTTTCATGTTCTAATTTATTTTTTTCAAGAGTATATTCTCTGATCATATCATATATATGTTCTACTACATCAATAATTAATGTATCAACATTTTTATATTTTCCTTCTTGAAAATCTTTAATGAAATTAGAAATGTCATCAGTATTTTTAATTGGAACTATTCTATCTTCAGGGAATAAATTTGTAGCATTACCGTCTGTTGATAAAATCAAACTATTAGGTATATCACTAACAAATGTAGTTTTTCCAGAGAATGGTTTTCCATATAACCATATTTTCATTTGTTTCCTCCTTAACAAAATTTTATAGTACTTGAAACTTCAGTTTCTTTTAAATATTTATTATAGATTTCAGGTTCTTCATCTTGTAATTTTTTATTATCTAATGATTTTCTGATAGATCCTTTTACGTATGAAACTTTAAAAGTATCAAAGTCTAATTGTTTTCTATCTTCTTCTGGTATACTTTCATAATATTGAATTAATTGATCTTTGATAATTTTTTGAGCTTCTTCAATAGTATTTTTCAAATTGATAAAACTTTTATATTTTTCTTTAAAGTCTTGTGATATTTCAACTTGATTATCTTTAACTATTATTAGTGAATTCTCCATGATCTGAATTACCTCCTTTCTAATGATCTCTTATTATTAGAAACTGAATGGAGAACATTATTCTCTATATTAGAGGAGATCTAATGTATCAAGTTTATATATTGCTGCAACTGAATAATGTCCTCTATTCAATCTCTAATAATAAGTTATATATACATTATATGATATTTACTTCATATTGTAAACAGTTTTTCTAGATTTTTTCAAGAATATTTTTTACATCTTCTAATGAGTATGCAAGAATGTGAATTCCTCCAGATTTAAGAATATGATCTCTATTTTCTTCTTGTGATCTACTCATTTTATTTTTTCCAATTTTACATTCTATTCCAATGAAATTTCCTTTATAACAAGCTATTATATCTGGAATTCCTGATTTCATATAAACAGATCCATGAACTTTAAATTCATAACATCCTTTTCTTTTTAAATAATCTTGAATTTTTCTTTGAAGTTTAGTTTCTTCTTTTTTTCCATTTGTTTTTAATTTATTAACAAATTCTTCTGGTGATAAATTACTATTCATTATTATATACTTTCTTTAAGTGATTTAAATAAAGAATAGATTTTGAGATCTCATCACTTAATTCAAATCTACTAAATCTCCATCCTGATTTTGTAATAGATAAAGTTCTTACTTCATCAATCTTAATATCGTATTTTTTTTCTACCATTTTAACATATAAATTTAATTGACACATTGTCTTAAATCTATTAAGATTAGAACTTGTTTTCCAGTCACATAAGCAAGTTAATATTTTACCAGTATCTTTGTCTTTATATTGAAAAATAGTATCTACTATTCCTTTATAACCATCTTCTTCATTACATAACATTAATTCTGAAGCTAAATATATTGGTTGATATTGATCTTCCCATTCTTTAAAATAATCAATGTATACTTGATATGCTAATTCAATATCTTCCCATTCTGAATTATAAATGTGATTTTCAATATAACTATGTACTGCTTTACCTCTTTCTATTGCTGCATCTAAGACAGATTTAGGAATGTCTTTGAATTCATCTTTTCCAAAGACATTAGCTAAAATTGTCGTAACTCCTTGATAAGGTAGATTGAAAAATTCTTCTTTAGTTTCTATTTTCTTCTCTATCATTTAATACCTCCATTATTTTTTCTATAAAATATTTTTTTGATTTTTTATATCTTTTTTCTTTGATTTCTTCTTTATGATCTTCATAATATTTTTTGGTCTTTTCTTGTATTTCATCTTTATGAGTTTCATAGTGATCTTTTCTATACTCTTTAATTTCTTCTTTATGATCTTGATAGTATTTTCTATAATACTTTCTATGTCTCTCATAATCTGTATTAGTATATTTATTATCTCTTTCCATGTTAATCACCTACTAACACATTGTAGTATATCTCCAATTTCTTAATGTAGAACCATTGTTTTCACATTCTCTATATAGAAATACCATTTTACCATTTTTATATTTATATATATAGTATAATTTAAATTTTTCATAAGTCTTGATCAACTTTTTGAATAAATCTTTTTCTATATATTCTAGTCCTTCTATTGTTTTTTCTGTAATAATAATTTCTTTTTCCATTTTTAAATCTCCTATCTAATAATTTATATTACAATATCATTATAAGAGATATATTATTACTTGTAAACAGTTTTTCATGAGATTTACAAATTATTTTTAATTTAACCAATTAAGATATAATTCATTTGTGAAATCGTCTCCTGATTTAAATGCTTCATATATTGGTATTTCAATTGTTTTATCACATTGTAGAAAATAAAATATAGGTTGTTTATTTTGTCCGAT